AGCAGAAACAAGGATTTCGGTTTTGGAAGCAAATGATAAAACCATAAATGTGTCATGGTCGGGGGATGGTGCAATCAACTCTTCTACTGGAGCCATTATAAGTGTTTCTGATAGAAAATACAGTGAATATATTGATATTTCGAATTATGAATATCTGTATATCTCAAACATAATAATGACTTCAATATCGCAAGTAGGATTGGCATTTTACGATAGCAACAAGACATACATTTCAGGCGAGCCTTGTACATTTGGTTTTGAAAACGGAGTGGACATCAGGAAGTATGCCGTGCCAAGCGCAGCACAATATGTCAGAGTGACATTCTGGAATACCGACACGTATGGTACATTCAAGATTTACGAAGCCAGAGAAACCGAAAACAAATATGAATTACCTGATGTTTCAGTCTATGCGACAAACGACTATTCAGACTACGGATTAGAACAGGGCACGTTCACAAGGGGTTCTTTTGTATATTCCACCACAAGAGTACATCTTCCATTAATCAGTGTGCCAACCCACATTTCTGTGAAGGATAGTTATTATATTCTTTCCACTGGCAGGATAGTGAATGGTTCTTACAATATCACATACGACTCAATCGACACTTCTAAATATAGGCGTTCACTCTATCTTCCAAAGATTGACAATGTTGTATACTATGTTGTTATAGCCCGAAAAGACGACGAAGCAATATCACCAACCGATGATATAATCGAAGATATGAGTTATCTTGATTATGAAGATAAATTGGCAAACATATCGTCGAATGACAGCAACAAGTTGTCTATGCTTATGTTGTCTGATGAAGAAACAGTGGTTGGTACTGCCATGAACTACATTCTAAAGGATGAATACGAAAACAGTGTAAGGTATCTTCGCTTATCGGAAGATTGCGGTAAAACTTGGACATCAATACAAAACACTTTTGGCGATATAGTTTTTGTACATTGGTTCAGTAACGGTGATTTATTATTTGCTACACCGTCAAAATGTTATTATAGCAATGACGGGCTTACAACAGTTAATGAATCTCAATTATATGATTTAGATGGTACAACCTTTGTTGCAGAGGCTACAGAGCATTTTTTTCAGAACGACCAGTCAAGAAATCCGATTATGATGGTCGGGAATACAGAACTTGTAGCGTGGGGTGACTACTATTTTAATGAGGCAGCATATAAGGGTAGGGCATGGTATTCTGACGACTATGGTCACTCAGTAAAATGTTTCTTTAAGAGCGGTGAATCTGTAATTGGTGGAAATACTATTTCTGTAAGACATACTCATGGAGTGTTGTATGACAAATATACGGAAAAATTCTATCTCATAACAGGAGATTCTTCATCTGAATGCTGCTTAATTGAGTGCGTATATTCACAGGGTAGTTGGAACTTGACACTACTTGGGCAAGGCGTAAACTATAAGTTTGGCGACATAAGGTTTGACAAATACTTTATGTATTTTGTTACCGATTACACAGATACTTCGCTGACGAGTAGAGGTATTTTGAGGTGCCCCAAGAACGGTTTGTCAGATTTCTCTAATTATAAATTTATCGCAAAGGCACCAAGTAGCTATACAGGTTCAGTACTTAGCTTTATTGAAGACAGAAATGGCAATAAGCTAATGTTCCCCGATTATGCTGGTAGTGGGCAAATATGGTATTGCAGGAACACTCTTGATTTTGAAACTGTATCAGTATCGGAAAAATACGTTCTTACAAATGTTACAGACCCCAATTACAACGGGGATGTATATTGTCGTAAGAGTCTATCAACAACTCCAATTAACTTAACAAAATCAATGCGCAATAGCGGAGTTAAAGATTTCTTCGACCAGAACAATATCATTAACGTCAGTTCAAACGAACTATAAGGCGGATAATTGAGTGACTTATAACTTGGTAAGTTTTTAATATGGACATAAATAGTTGGTCAAAGGATAGTCACCATTGGCAGTACCTATGATTTGTAGCGAGATTATACTGCTAATGTAATATAAAAATATTTTTATATTTATTAATGTTATTTAAAGATTATGGTAGATTACAAAGAAAGGTTAGTCAAAGAACAGAATGAGCTTAAAGAAAAGTTCATTAAGTTAGTAAAGTTTATTAATTCTGAGGAGTTCTTTAAGCTCTCTAATAATAATAAACAGGTATTAAAAAATCAGAAGATCATAATGGAGTTATACCTATCAGTACTTAATATGAGGATATATGAAGATATTGATAATATTGTAGTTCCAGATCTAGGTTTTATGCAAATGATGGGAAGTATGTTTGGTAGTACACTTAATTTCCCAAAAAATTTCCCAAAGATTGATAATAGTACTTATGAGAGTACAGTAAAAGAATCAGAAGTAAATAATGTGATAGATAACGATAAAGATATGAAATAACTTAATACAATACTACAGTATTATTATATAATTAAAAATTAAGTTGGGCCCAAACTTAGGTATTTAATTAACAGTAAGTTTAATAACTAAAAGAAAATTTATGGCTTATACAGACAACCCTTCTAGGGTAATGGTATTTCCAGATGGTGGTTCTGGGAATGCAGGCAATGTGCCGGCTTGGATCTTGCCTTTTATGGGCGGAGGTTTTGGTAACAATGGTCTTTTTGGTGGTAACAATGGTTGGGGTGGAGGAATCCTTGGCTTCTTGCTTGGTCTTATGTTTGGCAATGGAGGTTTTGGTAATTTCTTCGGTGGCAACGGCTGGAATGGGAACAATGCAGGAGCCGGATTCCTCTCCAATCAGATTAACAATGATTCTGGTAGAGAATTGTTGATGAATGCTATAGTATCTCAGGGTGAGCAGGCTCGTACTGCTATTCAGACTTTGAGTACTATGCTGGGACAGGATTTCAACTTAGTTAACGGAGCAGTACAGACTATCCAGTCTGCTATTAATCAGGTAGCTAATAATCAGGGGCTCAATGCTATGCAGATCATCAACTCTATCCAGAATGGTACTTGTACTCTTGGACGTCAGATTTGCGAATGCTGTAATAATATGCAGCAGACCTTTAACCAGGGTATTAATACTCTTGAAAATGGTTTGCAGGCTGGTTTCAGTGGAGTTAATCAGGGTATTAATGGTATCCAGAATCAGATGGCTATTAACCAGGGTCGTGAAGAACTTGGTCGTTGTCAGCAGACTTATACTCTTACTGAAAATAACAACCAAGGTAATCAGAGAATCCTTGATAAGCTTTGCGAAATGCAGACCCAGAATCTGCAAGATAAGCTTGAAAAGGCTCGTGATGAGAATAGCATCCTCCGTGGTCAGATTTCTCAGGAGAAACAGACACAGCAGTTTGGAGCTATGCTTAATTCAGTAGTAGCACCTATCCAGGCTCGTATGCAAGCTATTGACGATAAGGTCGATAATATTGCTGCTAAACAGCCTAATACTGTTCCTGTAGTATATCCTAACTTGGTAGCAGTTCAGCAGAATCCTTATTATGGTGGCTGTGGCTGTGGTTGTAATGATGGTTTCTTCGGCTAATTAATATTTGATCTATGCCTCCTATCAATATAAATCAGAGAAGAGGTTGGATTGATGTTATAAATACTACTGTAGGACCTGAAAACGTTATTCTTACACTACCTAATGCTACTTTTAGGTGGCGTAGAAATGTAGGTTATGTATCGGTTCGTCTTGGTACTGCCATTACTGCAACCGATACACTACCAATCCTATTTTCAGTAAATGGTAATACTTTACCTCTTACTGGTTTAAATGGAGTTGGTATTACAGTAGCTAATTTAAATCAAGCCGGTATTTACCTCATCTATTACAACAAGTCTACTAAGACTTTACAGTTGATGGCTCCATATGCTCCAACAGCTGCAACTAACGTCAATCAAGGTAATTAAGTATTAATAAATCACACCTAAGCTCATGTTTTCAAACATCAGACAAGGAGTCCCAGTATACCTTTTAGATAAGGTAGGACAGAATGGACCTGTTTTAAAAATAGGTCAAGTAGAGCAAGTAAGTCAATTACAGCCTAAACACCAGACTTATACTCCTGGAATTAACATAGGTTTGCCTAATCTCAATGAGATGGTTATCAATATACGGGTTAAGTTTGATGATGGTCCAAGAGACTTTAATCAGATCCCTGCTAACTTATCTCTTGCAGATTTTAATAACGGTACAGTTATTTCAGATAATCGTGCTGACATTATTTCTGAAGTTGAGGTGATGGCTCAAAACAGTAAAAACATAATTGCTTCTGTCCCATACCATCAGAAGGTAGTACAGGCTAGTGATTTAATGTTAAAGCAATTGAATCCTAATTTTGCTAAAGAGGCTGAACGAGATACAACTATCTCTAACCTCAATCAGAAGGTAGATTCATTAACTGAAAACGTTAATACTTTAGTTAAGATTATCCTTGAGAATGGTGGGAAGCTGGGTTCTGGTGGTAAATAACCAGAATTAAAATGAAAATTTACGAATTCTTCGATGAAGACTACAATAAAGCTGTAGATATGGCTGAAGAAATCAAAGAACTTGCTACTCACCTGGTAAAGTGCTTTGGTAAAGCCGAAGAGAGAGAAGGTAACAGTGGTGGTGAAATGAACTTCCGTCGTGGCCCTCGTATGCGTGGTGGTCGTGGTGGTGGACAGGGTAGCTATACAATGCCTCGAATGAGAGGTAGCCAGATGAGCTATCCTGAGGTACCTCCTCACATGCGTGGTTATGTTGTTCGTCCAGAGGATGAAGATTGGATGTATAACGAACGTTACAACTGGTAGGTTTAAAGATCCACAGTTCGGGGCAATAGAGGGAGACTTCTATTGCCCTTTATTGTTGTTAAATTCAATGGTATTATGAATCTTACAAATTACGAAACATTACCGAGGTCACAGAGAATTTATTTAATGCACTTTGGACCTCATTTCAATAAAGCTTTATGTCATTTTGCAGTAAGCAATATGTTCTTGGATGATGAAGAACTTCAACCGATAGAACCTTTTACTAAAGAACATATAGATGAAATATTGGCATCAAATAATATACGTCTAGCAAACAATAGATTGTATGATTATATATTTGTTGCTAATATGGCTAAAGCTGACTACATGGGAGAGGGAGGTTGCCTAGAAAATGAGCAACAATTAGCAAGATACATTAAGAATGTAATTGATGATCCTGATGCTAAAGAAGGTGTAACCTTTGCTAGGTGGTTGGCTACTATGGCAGTTAACGGTATAGAGATCGAATGGTCTGATATACTTGAACACTCATGATGACTACTCAGAGTCTCCAGCTGTATAATTATGGCTGGAGACTACTTGTGTTTTATAACATAACTGTAAATGATTTACATATAGTATTACCAACTCTATGGGCTAATGGTTGTAGTAATGAAGGTATAAAAGAAGTAGCTGAAGCTTTAATAAACCCAAACTCTGGATTTACTCATAGTTATGGGAGGAATAGTATAATTGGTATAGGTTGGGCTGATTCTCCAGAAGAGTTTCAGAATACTTTATCACATGAGATAAATCATTTACAAGATGATATATGTCTTTACTACCGTATACCAACTTATGGAGAAATACCGTCTATGATTACAGGAGATATTACTATGGCTATGTATAGTGGATTTATTAAATACTTAAAATAGATTTTATGCCTAGATCAATTTTTACTATAGGTATATTACCAGATGTTTCTATAGAAGCTGCATATGTTCATCCTGAAAATATAGAAAAAGTCAGTAGATTAATTAAAGCTATGCCAGAAATAGAAACTGTAGCTTATCAAAAAGCTTGTACTAATTTTGGTAAAATGCTTGCTAAATATGTAAGAAGGTGTATAATGTCTAATACTCCACCTAGTGGAGTATCATGGCCACCTCATTCAGAAGATTATCTAAAAAAATATAATGTAAAGGGTTTTTGGTATCTATCTGGTCAAATGTTACGTAGTATTAAACTGAGACATTATCAGGGTGGATATTATGTAGGACCTAATCCTAATGAGAAGGCAATGGATCCGGTTAATAGGTATGGTAGAAGTAGAACTTCTAAATTAACCCTTGTACAATTAGCTAGATTATTAGAGGGTGGTACTTTTGCTGGAGCTGGTAGTAGTAAATATACCAACGATATACCGGCTAGACCTTTATTTAGACCTTCATTCAAGGCTGTAGGCGGTACTGAACGTCTAAAGAAATATTTAATAACCAATTTAAGAAGAGAAGTTAAAAAACATTTATAATTATGGCATCACACTATAAGTTAAAGGCTACTATAGAAGGGCAAGAGGTAGTAGGAGAATCTTTAGAATTAGTAGGTAGTAGTTCTTTCAGAGTATTTCCAATAGAAAAAAATGAAACCAAAACTCCAATAAGAGGTTCAGCTATAGTGAATATATTAGGTAAAAAACATAGTATTTTACTTAATCACCGTATTAAAAGTTATGAAGATCCAGAACCTTCTACTACTAAGTGGAGTGTGTTATACAATCTCATAGGTAGTGATGAAGAGGGTGATCCAAATATGGGTTATATTAGATTTAGTAGAGGTAAAACTACTTATGATACTACTATATTAGGTAATACTAAAACTCAAACTATAAAGGTAAGTTACCCATATAAGTCTTATCAGAGTTTATTAACTGCCGTTGGAGATTTTTCAGAATATGTAGCATTTAAAGAGGGTATAAAAGGTGGTTTAGTAGACTTATTTTACTTTAGTATGTATTATAAATATTCTACTATAGATGGTGATACTATAATACCTCCTATTGATGACGGCTCTCCAGAAAGTAATAAAGCTAGAATACCATGTAGACCCGATGTATCTAGTGCTCCATATTGGATACGTAACCCAAAGCTATTATACCTGATAATAACCCAGAGTGGTAGCGGTACTATACCTTCTATTCATACTTTTAATAATTGGAATGAGTTTATTAATTATTATGATAGTATAGTAACTAATCCAGATTATTATAATGTACAATTTCAGTATGTATACCAAGGTATACCTGATTTTAATCTTAGTTTAAATCAAAAAGATCCAAGTACAATCACCATATCAGAGATTGATAATGGTAAGGGGGCTGGCATACACGGAGCTAAACCTTTGTATGTATCTGTATCCCAGCAAGAAGGTAAAACAGTTTACGGAGCTTCAGTAATACCTGCTTCAGCTGATATGTTGGATACAGATGGTATATGGGATTATGATGATCCTACTGAATTTGATATAAATAATAATAGGTTACTTAAGGATACTTCTATACTAAACAC